TAACTCATTACCAGAACCATAACTAAAGCAGTTATCCCATTTCAATGTTTGTAGTGTAATCATTGTATGTTCCTATGATGTCTGGTATCTTATCAGGGTTAATTTCGAGTATATAAGTTAGATACTCTACTAGTTCTTCTTGTACTGACATCTCTTTATCCATGATAAGGGATGCCTCTGACTTACGCTTTACTACTTTTTTATCTAGTAACTCCGAGTTCTTTACTGCGGCTAGATCCTGTATATCTCCTTCTACTTCATAGATCGTATGATCAAATTCTGTAGGAGTCATTTCTTCACTACTTGTAACTGTTTTACGAATTAGTTGGGGTAAGTGAAACTCTTCCCATAACCAATCCCAGTTAGACTCATTAATAAGTAAGTACCCTGTTTTTACTCTGCTTCTGTGAAACGAAGTAGTCATTGGACTACCTGGATATACAATATTTCGTTGTGTGTTTGTATGTGAGTGTAGGTCTCCTGCAAACACTACAGGGAAATCTTCTAGTAAGTCTAGGTCTATTTCCGGTTTTACGTGCGGTGGTATCTCTCCTCTAATATGAGTGAATAAGGGCTTACTCGTATCAAAATGATCAATGCTACCCTTCTTGTGCAAATCTGCATAGGGCAAGATGCCGTATCCCAGATCATTGTCAACGTATGAGATATCTACTACGTTGATAAGAGGGTTAATATCTCGAGAAACTTGTTTCAACTGTGTAAAGAAAGTTTTATTCTTTTTAGTAGCTTCATGGTTTCCGTCATAAATAATTGTTGGAATCTTTACTCCTCGAATAAACGAGAAGTAAAGCTCCAACTCTTCCATATTCGGAAGACGATCAAAGAGATCGCCTCCGATTATGTGCATATCACATTCTTTCTCCAGTTCATAGATCTGTTGAAAGAACATTTGATAACGGTCTGTTGCCCACTTAACTGGGACGTTTTTCTGTCCTAGCTTGATGTGCCAGTCCGCTGTAAAGAGAATCATCCTACATTAAACTCCGCATCTAATGCTTCGTCGTCAGTCTCGTCGCCATGATTTCGTACTCGGTCAAGCAGCTCTTTCTGAGCGTCTGGAGTAGGACGAGGCATAACGTCATCCATAGACTTCAGGTCAGCAACAGCTGCTATCTCGTCCCAGTCAAGAGCGCGAGGCTTACACTTAAGTGCTTGTAGTTGGTACTCTACATTGTAAGGGAGAGGTCCAGTCTTTACTCGCTTGAAACAAATGTCCCAGCCAGTTTCAGGATCAGTAGGGTCTCCGAGGTCTTCAGCAGCAGTAATAATCTGCTCCCACAACTTCTTCTTGAGGTTTACTACTTTAACTTCTCCGTTGTCAATGCACTGAGTAGCATAACTCCAGCCGCACTTCAGGTCTGGGTAGTATTCACGAACCCAGTCTTTTTCCATGTTGTTGAATCGCTCTGTGTTTCTATCGAAAGATAAGCATTCCATGGGAATATTTTTACCGTTCTCACCATTGATCCAGTAAACGTAGCGAGCAAGAATGTCGCCAACAATACGCATCTTGTTGTCGCCGTCTTTGTACTGAAAGGATGAGATTGATGATTTTTGGGCAGAACCCTTTTGTTGATTAAATGCAATAGCCATTAGTGTATAGTCTCCAGTGTGACTTCTTCATAGATGAACGTTATTTCGTCCGGTAATACTATGAGTAGCCTGTTGTCGTTGATTTCGTCTAGAGGCACTGGACAATGCAGTGAATCTAGCGTAGTTTTGTTATATGTAATATAATCTGCATAACTTCTTAGAGAAGCTAGGGCATAGTATATACATAGTTCTTTATTGGTGTACTTATAAGAATTGTGAAGCAAAAACTCCCCATGAGCGAGAAAACTCGTCCCAACGAAGTTTTTGTGTGAGTATTTATAAATAGGGTCAAACTTGTTACGAGGAATTTGACTCTTTACGAGCATTTCCATTATCAAGTTACATCGAGCAATATTGCCCTCTGCCGTATCATAAACCTTTTTCCAATCAAATAAGAGCATATATTATACTTTGTTTTTA